TGGTCACGTTCTGAGATTTAAATGCTCCGATTACCAGGCCAAGAAGCGCCGGTGTTACGCGTGCGAGAATTCTAGATCAGGCGGCATTAGCGTTATCGGCGATAGAGAGGTGTTCTTCTGGGACACTGAGCTGCAAAAACCAACATCAATGATTATAGAGGCGTAGGCAATGCAAGAGTACATATCGGCAGTACAGCGGTTAGGCGAGAAGGATCTGCGGGATAGGTTCGAGGCTGAGCGAAAGGCCGAGCGAGAGGAGGTCAGTCGCGGATCGGGCAATCGGAGCGAGCGCAGAGCGCAGGCCAAAATCGAAAAGAAGCAAGCCAAGCTGTTGAAGCGGCAGGCCGAGAGGGTCGAGGTCTAGCATGGTGGCGATCAAAATACCTAAGCAGACTGTAGCCGGAAAAGCTAAAGCGAAGGCCGCAGCGAAGGCCAAGGCAACCCCGAAACAGCCTGCCGCAAAACCGACTAATAAAAGGAAGTCGAGAGCCAAGCCGAAAAAAGCCAAGCCCCTTCCTAAAGCTGTTGGCAGGCCGGCGATAGTGCTGGACGTTGAAACGACAAGAACGCTTGCAGCTCAAGGGCTTACCGAGCAGCAGATAGCAGACGCCATGAAGGTGAACATTAAGACACTGGTGGCTAACCGGAAGCGGTACGAGGATTTTCAGGCAGCACTAACGGAGGGTAAAAGCCAGGGCATAGCGGCGATGACGAATGCTGTATTTCGGATGGGGACGGCCGGCAACTTCCAGGCCGCTAAGTATTATCTGAACAACCGAGATCCTAGCAACTGGAAGGAGCGAGTCGATCATCATGTCGAGGGCGACATTGCTGTATATGCTGACGAGGCGGATCTTCGGTTGGCAGGGTTAATGAGGGAAGAGGAATGATTTTTTGGCTCACCATCTTAGGGCTGGCTTTCGGGCTATGTTGTGTTATCTGCCTTGTCTCGTTCGTTGCAAGATGCGAAGAGGACTGGTATTGCGATCCGTCAGAAGAGTGCGAGCAGTGCGACGAATTCAGGAAAAGAAGGCGACAATACAGGAGTCATGAATAATGTCAGCAGTTAGCGATTACGAAAAGCTAATGACCGATCCACGGCAAGAACCTTACCCGCATTCAGGCCACACGCATTGCCAAGAGTGTGGAGAGCCGGTATCGGAGCACGACGAGCTTTGCCGCTATGCCGAGTACGTTCCCGAGAGAGGGATAGGCGACCTTGATGAGAATGAAATCGAAGCCCTCCAGCGTGCTTACCTTGAGGTGTCGGCGGATCGCGATGCTATGCGGCAGCGGTTGAAAGAGCGCGCCAACGATGTCGATCTGGCCGCAATGAAAGAAGAGAAGTTGGTATTCACAGGATGACCCAACATGATGAGGTGAAAGGCGATGAGTGAATTATTTTCAGACCTAAAGCATACGCATAGAGGTTTCAGATATTACGAGTTTTTTGACCATTACGGTGAGCTATGTACTCTACAAAAATCGAGCCTTGCCACAGAGGATGCTGTTTGGCTGGGAGTAGATAAAGCATTCCCTAAAAAGTTAGTCCAAAACCAAGGCTGGGTGATCGTTGATTTGCCGGAAGGTGTCGAGATCAGTTCTCGGATGCACCTAACCCGTCAACAAGCGAAGGTGTTGGCGAAGCAGTTAAATTATTTTTCCGAAACTGGAGAACTGCCGGCCGTAGCTTTGTCTGACAACGGGGAGAGGGGTAATGAGTAAGAAAAACCCACCTATGCACTTTCACGAATTTGGGCGAATGCTTTTAGCTTGGCGATTGTCTAGCGATGGTCAATGGGCGATTGATGGTGAGGTGATTAGGTTCAGACTGGGGATGATCAGTGACGGTAATCATAAGGCGCTACAGTTGATATTTTTCCCCATCATTATCTCGATAGGTTTTATAACACCAGACACTGGAGAGGGTAAATGAGCTATAAACAAAACACGTTAGGAACCGAAGACGCGCACAACCAACTCGCAATAATAACGCACAGGATAAAGGGAGGGTGTGAATGAAACTATACACCGTAAACAGTTGGTACGACGTAGACCTGCTTTGTAATGATGACGTCGATTATATTGATAGCAGCAAACTTCTTGTTGATTATGAATCCTATAAGTTACTAAAGGCAAGAAATGTGGAGCTTGAAGCTGAACGTGACGCTATGCGGAATAAGCTAGATGAGTGGGACGAATGGTCAATCAGGTTCAAAGAATGGGGCAATGCCTACCCGCTAGATATTTTCCCTGAAGTAGAAGATTGGGCAGCGGTACGCGAAGCCTTGCAGAAGGATGGGTTAACCATCGGCAGAGTTAGCGCCTCGTGTATGCGCCATGTAATTACAACTCTGATAAACATGCTACCCATACCACAGGATAAAGGGAGTGATGTATGAGATACGAACCATTAAAAAAGCTCGCTCAAATTGAGGACGGTGACACCGTTAAGACTACATTCAAAGGAGAGGTTGAAGTGTGGCGCGATGTAACTGTGCTACACCCAAATTCCAAGAGCGAAGAAATATTACTGGATGCACACCAGAATATTTATTTCATCACCGGCATGGCCTTAGAAAACCAGTCATGGGCCAGCGAGGTTATGGTCATGCCAAGTTTGGATAAAGGGAGTGATGAACAATGAATTGCTGCTCACAAATGGTTAGGACGTGGGAAGAGACTCAAGATGGCAAATATCCGGCAAGTGAACATAGCCCCGCGTGCGACCAATACACGCTGAACGCATACGCTGTTGTAGAAGAAGAGGATCGTTCTGTTGTGATCGAGGTATCCCAGGTCAGCGATTGGATGGCCGCTCTCATTCAAGACTACCAAATGTATCCTACCGTCAGCGTTATTCAGCTTACGGAAGATCAATTTCACAACATGCAAGAACTGGACGGATAGATGATCATTTTGATTTTGGATAACTGGAGTGATGTATGAGTGAAAGTAACGTTGTAGAGAACCGATCCATATTTCTAGCCGCATTACGGTCAGGCGAGTATAAGAAAGGCGAGTTTGTTAAGGGGCGGGATCAACCGCCAGAAGGGGCGACAGGGTTTTGCGCGATAGGTCTGCCGTACACGTTGTTCTGCAACAATACAGGGCCGGTTGTGGCAGGGCTGAGTAAGCATTTGGCTCTAACAGCACAACAGATAAGTTTGATTCAGAATGAATGGAATGACAGCCCGTTAACATTTATTGAAATAGCCAACAAGATTGAAGCTGAAATATTTGGGTTTACCGCACAGGATAAAGGGAGTGATGAAAAAGTTTAGCGGGTGATCTGGCTTCCCGATTTAAGCCGGAACTATTAGAGGTAAAACCTAATGGAAGTTAAAGAAACAGAAGAAGCGATAAATACCTTGGCCAATAAAGCCATTGGAAACGACACAGATTCAACTGATGCGATGAGGTTTACGCAATCAGCCCTGAATCTGGCGCACGCGCTTGCGACGATGGATAACATCGGCAAGTAGCAAACCTGGCGGGGCTTAACGGCTCCGCCTACACCGGATAACGGGAGTGGTGTATGAGTCACGAATCATTAGGCAAGTCTGACGAATGGTACACGCCTCACTACATTTTTGAGGCGCTTGACTGCATCTTTGATTTGGACGTTGCCCCAGCCCGCTACGGTCAATCCTTCGTGCCCTCTATTTCAGACGTTGGTGGTGATGGTTTGGCGCATAAATGGACTGGCTTTGTATGGATGAACCCGCCGTTTGGTGGTCGTAATGGCCTTATACCTTGGTTAGATAAGTTCTTTTATCACGGTAACGGAATCGCGCTCACACCAGACAGGACTAGCGCCCCTTGGTGGCAGGACGCAGCTAACAAGGCTGACGCAATTTTAATGGTCTCGCCCAAGGTTCGATTCGTTCGTCCTGACGGCTCAACTGGGGATAGTCCCGCCAACGGAACAACGTTATTTGCCTCGGGCGAGGGGGGTGTGCGGGCTCTACAGAGAGCGCGGAAACTTGGCGTGTATCTAGCACCAAAGGATAAAGGGAGTAACGAATGGTGAGGAGCTTTTTGCTCGGGCATCCGATTGAGATTGTAAACGACCATTGGACCTACGCTGACACGGGCGAGCCGGTGCCGGAGAAATTCAGCAAACGACCCTGCGTTCATTGCAACCAATTTCAGGGCGCCAATGGCCATGACCCGTGTTTGGGCGAGATACCCGGCGTAAGGAATGCATGTTGCGGCCATGGGGTTATTGAATGTGCCGGCGTCCAGTTTTCATTCGGCCGGCCAACTTTGCGCGGTGCTGCCGCCATGAAGTTTTTCAAAGGGATCGGGCGGGCCGAGTAGGTCTGCCAGGAAAATAAGTTCTGATTGCCTTGCACTGTGACAGGTCACGTGTATAATAGAACACATACACAGGCAAACAGGGAAACGAGAAAATGAGAACATCAGCCCACTTCCAGAAAAATGAATTTGGACTTTTTGACATAATTGATGACAGGAATGGAGAAACAGTAAAAAGAGGAATTAAGACCATTAGCAAAGCAGCAGCTTATGTTGATTATTACAACCAGGAGATTTCAAAAGCAGAATCTTTTTGGAGGGAGCAAAAGTGATTTTAGAAACTGCAGTTTCAAGCCTAATATTGGAAGCCATCAGACCCTACTTCAATCGAGTTTTCAAAAAGAAGAATAACAGGCAAGCAATCTCAAAAATGAAAAAGGACATGCCCACCTTTCAGACAGTTGGTGAGCTTAGGACTCTGCTTGATGCCTTCACTGATAACACGCCTGTTATGAGTTCAGGATATGAATATACGCATATTCAGATCATAGATTGGCTTGATGAAGGGCGGATCTGTTTTGGAGGCTCAAGCCACCTATCAGAAGACCTGGGAAGATAACAACTTTATTTTCTCCAACCCCTTGCACTGTGACAGGTCACGCCTATAATAGATCAAACATACAGGCAAACAAGGAAACGAGAAAATGAGCACAGAATTAATCGAAGAAATCAAAAACGAAGAAGACGGCTTAGCCGCATTGATCATGGAAGGAAACCAAAAATACAACTACAGAGTAGTTCTTCGAGACACCGACGCCGAGGAAACGCTTAAAGTTATTTTTTGCCACAACTACATCGACGTTGAAAAATACGCCAAAGAGTTTTTATTTGGAGAGGTAATTTAATGGCTGCAACAGCCAACGAACGGAAGCGCCAGGAACGCAAGCGCAAGCGCGAAGCCGGTCTGGTCAAGGCTGAATTCTGGCTAACCCCTGAACAACGGCAAAAGGTCAAAGAGTTGTTGAAGGATATGGCATGAAGCCAAGAGCAGGCAGGACGGCAATAGTTTGACGGGCGATCCGGCTACCCGGTTAAACCCAACAGCTAGGAGCCGCTTAATTGCGGCTTTGTTGGTAAGGGAAGAGCGATGTCTTTTTTAGGCTGACTATCTACCCTTTAATGAGCACGACCGCTCCCCGCTGAAAGCTGGCTGCTAAAGCCAGTGGAGGGGAGCATTATTGTCACGACAGAAGTTATCAGATTATAATCGGTCATGGCAGCGGCAAACTTACTCCTCAAATCGATCAGCACTAAACAGAAGCCTTTCCACAAGACGGCCAAAATTCTGCCGTTTAAGAAGACGCCAAAGCAGGTGCTAGCAACAGAGCTGCAGGCAGACATTAAGAACGTTCTGCTGGTCGGCGGGAGTCGCTGTATCGCTGGCGATTCGATTATTGATGGGCAGACCAAGACAATCGCGGAGCTGTCGCACATAGGCAAGCCGGTGGCGGTGCGAACGTCGCATGGCTGGCAGATGGCCGAGGCACCATTCCTGAAAGGCGCTGACAAGCTTCTGGATGTCGTCACTGATAGCGGCAAGAGAATCGAGGTCACAACAGATCATCGATTCTGGAATGGCGCGGCATGGATCAAGGCCGAGGCGCTTTCTGTCGGGGACCCCTTAGCTTGCACATATTCGCAAAGCCCTGGGGCGTCCAGTTCGGACGCTTGCCTTTTAGTGTCGCTCGCAGATGGTCGGCGTTCGATGCAAACAGTCTCAAGTTTGATGGGGCGTTGTTCTGATTATCTCCGTCGATGTGGTCGACGACTTCGCCATTATTTATTTTCCGCCCAATCATGTCGTGCATCGTTATTCGGTGAACCGGCGCGTATCCGTTCGGGTCTGTTGGTTTGTCTCCGCGCTTTGCGAGCGCCCGAACTAGATATCCGTACTCACTATCTATTGGCACTCGCTGGAGGACATAGCCAGATCGATCAAGCGTCAGCCCGCCTTTCCAGGCAGGGTGCGACCCCATTAGTTGAATCTGCCGTTCAATCGTCAACCCTCGTTTCCTCGCAAACTTCCGGACTGTCTCCGCGTTTATCCCGCCAAGCGCTGCCGCTATCTGGTTCGCTGTATGCCCGTTTCCGATCATGGTTATCACCAAGCCTGGATCTCCTATCTTGCCCGTCCGCTTGTCTCGCATTGAATGACACTCCTCTGGATAGTGGTTATCGAATTGAAAAGGTTTTAAGCATAACACGAACCGCCTTTAAAAATTACTACACTTTGCACGTTCCAGGCAGCGAGCAATATTTCGCGAACGGCATCCTGCATCACAATTCCGGAAAAACCTTTATCACAATCCGCAACATCATTATGCGGGCCTCGCTCTGTCCTAACTCGCGTCACATCGTTTTGCGCAAGCACTTCAACGCACTCAAGCGGGCCGTCGTTCTCGACACCATGCCTAAAGTTTGGAGCCAGTGCTTTCCTAGTCTGCCATCTATGTCGTCTTGTCTGAACAAGCAAGACTGGTATGTCGAGCTGCCTAACGGGTCTCAAATTTGGTTCGGCGGCCTGGACGATAAGGAGCGAACGGAGAAGGTCCTCGGCACCGAGTACAGCACGGTATATTTTAACGAGGCGTCTCAGTTGTCATGGGATAGCATAGCAATGGGTATGACGCGCCTCGCTGAAAATTCAGGGCTCCCGCTGCGAGCTTTCTTCGACTGCAATCCGCCAACGTCAAAGCACTGGTCTTATCAGCTTTTCATACTAGGCAAGATTCCTAACGATCCAGAGAAGCTTGACGTTGAAGATTTTGAAACAGAGTACGCGCATCTGTTTATGAACCCTATCGACAACATGGACAACTTGCCCGAGGACTACCTCAAGATCCTCAAGGCATTGCCCAAACGTCAGCGAGAGCGATTCCTCCACGGCAAATTCTTAACCGATGTCGAGGGGGCGCTCTGGGATATGGATATGGTCGATGCGGCCAGGGGTAAAGACGAGCCAGAAAGCCTGATTCGAAAGGTGCTGTCCATTGATCCAGCGACCACGAACGAAGAGGAGTCGAGTTTATGGGGTCTGGTCGTGGCCGGGATTCATCACGGGGATATGGTCGAAACCGCTACTGAATCCGGCGTTAAACTGATGGAGCAGTTCGAGGGTCATGTATACAAGGACGTTAGTTTTAAAGCCTCTCCTAACAAGTGCATAGTAAAAGCGATCCAGATTTACAATCAGGAGGAGTGCGACGCGATAGTCGTAGAGACCAACCAGGGCGGGGACATGGTAGCGGACCTGTTGCGGTTAAATGGCTACAAAGGTAAGATCGTAAAAGTTCGCGCCTCAAGAGGTAAGTATGCTAGGGCAGAACCAGTATCGGCACTGTACGAACAGGGGCGCATTAGTCATGCAGAAGGACTGTCGGAGCTAGAAGATGAGCTTACAACGTACACTCCTTTCAATTCCAAGAAAAGCCCTGACAGGCTCGACGCATTGGTCTGGGCACTCACCCATCTATTCCTCGGCAAAGCAACATTCAGTTGGGATGATTTAATATGAATTTCGGACGCAGCAACGGCTCAGATCTAATCAAGGCTCCCGACGGATTCGCGCGGGTCTTTGCTGGTAAGCGAGAGACTCCGGCGCTAGGCACCCTGGCGCTGCTGGAGGGCTACAATTCCTTTCCGTGGATTCGAGCGATCAGCGATAAGATCGGTCACGGCATCGGTTCTACTAAATGGGAGTTGTCGGCTGGCGATCTAGAGATCGACAACCATCCCATGCTAGATCTTTTAAAGAGACCCAATCCTGCGATGTCAGGCATGGCGTTTTTTAAGTGGAGCGGGACCGTCTTCGCTCTAACGAATGAAATCTTCTGGATGATCGAGCGTAACGCTGTCGGAATGCCTATCGAGCTTTGGCCTATTCCCCCTCATTGGGTCGTTGACATACCGAAGTTCACCGCCGATGGTGGCGAGTACGAGCTGAGTTTCGGCGGAGTAAGGACCAGAGTACCGGAGATGGATGTTATCTACATTCGCGACTTCTCCCCAGCGAACCCTTACGGCCGATCTAGCTCGCCCGCGAAAGCTCTAGGCGACGAGATAGAGTCCAATGAGTTTGCCTCCAAGTACGTCAAATCATTTTTCATGAATTCCGCCCGGCCTGATCTGCTGATTTATTCTGATGATAAAGACAATCCTCTCGATAAAGAATCGGCAGAGCGCCTAGAGCAGTCATGGCTCGATAAGTTGCAGGGATTCCGCAAGCGCTTCAAGCCGTTCTTTTTGCCCGGCAAGGTTGGCGTTAAGGATCTCCAGTCTGACTTGCGTTCGATGGATCTAGTTCAGCAGCAGAAGTTTTGGCGCGATGTAACGCTACAGGTTTACGGCATTCCGCCCGAGGCTCTTGGCATTATCGAGAACAGCAATCGAGCAACGATCAGCGCTGCCGAATTCTTTCTAACCAAGCATGTAATCGTGCCTCGCCTGGATATCATCAAAGACGGCTTGTCGGTTTCTCTCGCGCCTCAGTTCGACCAGCGGCTTTCTGTCGGCTATGTCAGTCCGGTAAAAGAAGATCAGGAGCACAACCTTAAAGTTACCACGGCGCATCCTCACGCTTTTACTCTCGACGAGATTCGGTCGGACGCGGGCAAAGAAGACATCCCAGATGGCAAGGGCAACATATATCCTTACATGTTTAACACTCTTTACAGCGAGGCGCCTGGAGGTGGAAATGTCGATGTCGAGCGAACGCCTGCTCCAGCTCCCGCTCCCGCTCCAGTTTTGGACGAGCCCGAGAGCGACGACAAGCGCTTCAGCAAAACGTTGAGCATGATCAAGTCCGGCATGATAGTTAAGGTGATAAGCGACGATCAGATAGAAGAGATATTGATCGTGATGGGAAGTGATGAATTTAATCCGAGCGTGGGTCTTGCTAATCGCGAGGCAGTTGCGGCGTTCGGTCAAAGCGTCGTTGATCAAGTCAGCACGGGAGTCGATTTTGAAATAGCTTCAAGCGAAGTCGAGGGATTCCTCGCAGAGCAAAGCGGCGACAGGATTACTGGCTTGGTCAACGAAGGCACTAAGAACGACCTGCGGAAAACTCTTTCTCAGGGCAGCGCCCTTGGCGAAGGGGCGGATCAACTCGCCACCCGTATTGCTGCAACGTTCGATAACGCCAAAGATTTTCGGGCGTTCCGTATCGCTCGAACCGAGTCAGTCCGCGCCTCTAACTTCGGCTCTCTATCAGGCATGAAGCAGATGGGGATCAAGCAGAAGCAGTGGCTAACGGTTGGTGACAGCAATACTCGAGAGAGCCATCAAGTCATGAACGGTCAGGTAGTCGATACGGCAAACAAGTTTCGTTCTGGGGCGGGGTTCCAGACTGCGTATCCGGGTGGCTTCGGAATAGCGGCGGAAGACATTGAGTGTCGATGCAGTATACTAGCGGTCATCGCTCCGGAAGGGGCTAGCATAGACGTACCTTCGAAGAAGGATTTTGAGCGAGAGCAAGCGCCGTACAAGCGGCTAATGGAGCATGCTTACATCCGAGGCTTCGAGGCTCAAGAGAAGCTAATAATTAAAGCCTTTAACTTAACTCAGGAGAACTAGAATGACTATCAAACTACTTGAACGCCGTGAATACGGGGCGGCCATGTTGAAGGATCTGTCTATGGGCACCGATGAAAATGTCGGCCAAGCGATCCGCAAGGGGATGGTCCCTCTTGAGGTTAAAGCGGCAGGCGACAATATCATTCGGTTTATCGTGTCTAACGGATCTCTGGATCGGGACCACGACACCATCAACGTAAACGGCTGGGACCTTGAGAACTATAAAAAGAATCCTGTCGTGCTTTGGGCGCACGAACATCACAGCGTGCCGATAGCGAAAGGCAACGATATAAGGGTCGAGAATAACAATCTGATTGCAGACGCGGAGTTCATGGGACCCGACATCATGCAGTTTTCTAATATGCTGTATCAGATGTACAAGGGCGGATTCATGAGCGCGGTATCAGTCGGCTTTATGCCTGACGAGAGAGTCTGGTCTGAGGAGCAGGGCGGCATCAGGTTCTTGAGTCAGGAGATGCTAGAGTTTTCAGCGGTCCCTGTTCCGGCTAATCCAGAGGCGCTAATGCTGGCAGCCAAGGGCGGCATCGACGTCGCTCCAATGAAAGCCTGGGCGGAAAACTTGCTAGAGGAATGGCAGGAAGGCAACCGGCCTGTAGGCGCAAGCCGCAAGTCTATCGAGCGCATGCTCAAGATCGCCGACGATAAGAAGCCGGCGGTATCGATTCCAGCGTTCGACCCAGACAAACAGAAAGAGATCCGCCAGCGCAATATATGGGAACCACGGCTTAAAGAGTTCCGCCGTACAAAAAGCTGGAACGTAACCGATTGGGGCGAGAGTAATGACGGCGACCGGATCAAGGCTCCGGAAGACGTTCCTGATTACTTGTGGGTTGAGCATCTGGCGACCGAGGAAGAGGAAAGAACCGCCCAGGTCGAGGCTCGCAAGGCCGCCAAAGACGCCGAGGATCTCAGGGTCTCAGACTGGATTAAAGCGCGTGGCGAGCTCTCTCCAACGATGACGGCGATTGCAGATGCTCTGACTAGCGAGAAGATGTGGACGCTTGAAGGCTTCGTCGAACAGATCGGGACCGACGCTATCGACGCTATCGACAAGGCGCTGTCAGAACACAATAAGCCTAATCCTTATCTGACTGACGAATACAAGGCGAAGCTGGAAGCTATAGGCAAGATCGAGCCGGAAGAGATCGAAGCTGTGCGCGAACTCCTGACGGCTAAGGGGTTCTCCAGGATGGACGACGCCTCGATCAAAGATATGATCGTTGAGCTGGAGGTCGAAACGGTCGAATCCCAGAGCAAGGCTATTGAGGTAAAAGAGCTGACCAAGAAAGTCGATCAGCTCACAAAAGAACGGGACGTCGCGATGATGGCAACTGAAGAATTCGCGGCATCTTTGAAAGAATCGCAGCATCGGGTAGACCCTGCTGAGATGGTTAAGTTGTTTGGCGCGACTCTGGCGAAGAGTATTCAAAGGATCACGGGCCGATTACCTAACGATAACGACTAGGGTGTGCAGCCCGATTTGAAACAGGAAAGATAATTATGATCGTACAAAGTAAAACGATGGACCGACTCAAGGCTTTGATCGAAGAAGCCCAAGAGAAAGGTTCCGAGAAAGATGCCAAGGAAGGTGATGACATTCTTGCTAGTCTATCTGAGCTGATGGAAGCTGAGGTTGCCAAGGCAATCGCTCCTCTCCAGGATCAGATCACAGCGAAGATCGCTAGTATCACTCAGCCAGTAATCGTCGAGCGTGGCGCTGATCGCGTCAAGGGTTTAACCGCTGCTCGCGCATTACGTGCGTTCGCCTTAAACGGCGGCAACGCCAAAGATGCTACTGAGTGGGCCAAAGCTAAGTGGGGCGAAAACGAACCTGCGCTGGCTCAGCTTGCTAAAAAGACTTTAGTCGAGGGCGGTAATAGCGCTGGCGGCTTCAGAGTTACGGGTGATCCTGCTGGCGAGCTGATCGAGTTGCTGCGTACGCAAAGCGTGCTTCGGTCTCTAGATCCCATCGTCATGCCGATGACTTCGGACTCTAAGCCTATTCCACGGATTTCGGGCGGCTCTACGTCGTCTTATATCGGTGAGAATACGGCCGATCAGGCAAGCGACTTGAGTTTCGAATTGCTCGTACTGCGAGTAAAGAAATTGCGAGCAACTGTCGCGATCTCGAACGAGCTTCAAGACGACGCTGATGGCGCGACAGATCAGTTGGTGATCGGCGACATCACGGCATCAATGGCGACTACCGAGGACACGAATTTCCTTCGCGGTCTCGGTACTGCTTCTGGTCCTAAAGGTCTTCGCTATTGGGCTGCGGATGCGAACGTCACGGTATCGAATGGCGCTGACGACGGGACAGATCCTACACTTGCCGAGGTACGGGCCGACTTGTCAGAAATGATCACGTCGCTCTCTGATGCGAATGTCCGGATGATCAATCCTAAGTGGATTATGTCCATGCGCTCTAACACTTTCATGAAGTGGAACTTGGTCGACGGCAACAACAATCTGGTATTCGGTCCTGAGCTTGCTCTTGACAAACTGAATGGCTGGGGCGTCGGTGTGACCAACAACATTCCTGATAACCTGGGCGGCGGTACTCGCGGCGGATCTGAGCTTTACCTTGTCGATATGGCTGACGTCATTATTGGTGATCGTAAGGTGATTGACTTTGCTATCTCTGACTCTGCCAGCTTTGTTGACAGCGCAGGCGCAACGGTCTCTGCATTCGATAACGACCTTCTGGTTATTCGGGCAATCGCTCGACACGACATGGTGGTTCGTCATCGTGAGTCTATCGCAGTCAAGACGACTGTGGCTTACGCATCAGCTTAATAGAAAGATGATCTGAGGGGGCGTTGAGCCCTCAATGATTCGGAGTACATGAGTATGAAAGGAAGAGATATTGGAGAAGAAATTCTCGTAAAACAGGGGTTACTTATTACGGCGGTTACTGCTGCCGGCACGGGCGACAATACCGAGATCGACGGCACTACAATTGACCGGCAAGCGCTGGGCAGTTTGTATGAAAGCGGAAAGCTTATCGTTGTTGGAAATGGCACTGTCGCTGACGGGGAGACGCTGAGTATCGCTGCTAACTTTCAAGACAGTGCGGACGGTTCATCCTGGGCAGACTTTGGGACAGCATTAGCTGCCGCCAACGTCTTGGCTCCGGACGGCGAAAGCTTTACCGCTGAAGCCTTTCAGACTGAACTGGACGTTGACATCCGTGGCGCTCGTCGCCACATCCGATGTCAAGTGCTTCCAGACATGAGCGCAAGCGGAACCGACACAAGCGTTGTCGGTGGCGTTATCGTTCTAGGCGGAGCTTCAGAGTACCCAGCCGCTTAAAGTGAGAACCGAATAAGGGGGAGATCCTTTCCCCTTATTTTTACCCGATAATGACGCCGCGCATATCAAGCCAACGATTGGCGAGGCGAGCGTCCGATTAGTCACAGGCAGTTGGAGCTACAAATGAAAGTCAAAATTATTTATATTAAGTCTTGTAAGAACGGCATGAACGCTGGCGACTCAGCGATGGTCGATGAGGCGACAGCAGGCGAGGCAGTAAAGGCGGGCGAAGCTCAGCGCGAGATTCCGCCCAAATCTAAAGTGAAAGAGGAATTGAAATGACAGTAACTAACAAAGGATCTGGGTCACGGACTGGCGCGAACATGGCGTCAATGCCTGAAGTCGTTGACATCGGCCCAGAACAAAAAGTCTTAGTCACTATGGTTCGAAACG